GTGGACATATTCACCCATATCAAGATTGCCAGCGAGCAGCTCGCCCTCGTCACCATTTACGTCGGTATATGACCCTACTGAACCGATCAGCCGCCCCTCACCAACAGGAACCCACGTCGTGTCAGGGAACCGAGCATCAGGGTTCAGCCCGTCATTACTGAACAGTATCGACCCTATCGGATAGATAATGTCCACGTAGTTCTTGATGGTCAGAATCTGAGAACGCTCAGCACCGGAGGCCCACACCAAGTCGGCCCCAGTCTCGTCGGGGCAGTAAATCTCAGTATGGCCGCTGGTGTCGTTGACCCCAATCAGCTCCTCAGACAACCCACCTGTCTGATACCACGTGCTGCTATGGTAGACGAACAGCTTCTCAGTATCGGTCTGGAACCACAGCGCCGAGTCCTTCGGATTCGCCGGAGGGGCACCGCTTACCGTCATATACATCTCTTGGATGAGGCCACTCACCGTACCGAGGCTGTTGCCGTAGTAGAGCTTCCCCTCAGCAATATCAACCGCCAGCTCGCCCGCCGCCAGACTCGCTGGAACCTCCCCAGCGGTCGTACTGCGCTTGAGCTGAATTGTATTCCCGGCCATCAGTAAGTGCCTCCGTCAATGACATCCCCAGCTTTCTGGATGAACCCTTCCAGAGAACCCTTCGTCAGCCTCAGCTCGAATCGCGTGCCCGTAACAAACGATTGAGGCGTCGTGCCCTCAGCGCCTCGCTCTACTGTGAAGTTGTCACCCACACGGCCAGTGGCTTTGACGATCTCGTAGTTACCGAACTGATCCTCCAACGTACACATCGAGAACTCGTCTGGGTCGCCGTTGTTCAGTAGTGGGAACAGCTCACCAGTACCACCAGCTACCAGAATCGTCGTGTCGTTGTCAGAAATACCCGCGACAAGCGTGGTACTGCCGTTATTGGAAAATTCCTGCGCCATCTCAGACTCCCTTGTTCCCGCCACCAGCCCAGAACGGAAACACGAAGTCGCTCTCCGCCGTAGTGAACTGCTTTCTGGCCATATCACGCGCTGCTGCCATGCCATTTCGGAACCGACGCGCGTAATACTGGGCGGTAATGATGTTCGTATAAGGCTTATCCTGCTGCCCCATCAGCTTTGAGGCCGCACCATCGAGGATGACGTCGAAATGCACCTGCGAAAAGTGCTCAGGGACTTGGTCATCGAACGGGCGAATCGGCCCCAAGGCTACAAACGGGGCCAGTGCTCGGGATTCCGCCGTATTCACCGTGGGTAAAAGGCGGATACGGCCGGGAATCTCAGGATCGCCAGCGAAACCCCACGGTTGGTCGCTGGGCGTCGCGGATCGCTTGTAGAAATGGGGTGCCTGAAGCGGGTTCAGGAACTTCACGATCTCACCCTGAGTGCCTTGTGGGTCTTCCACATACCCCACCGACATCACATAGAGGACCGTGGCGTCTGACTGAGGGTTCAGGGAGTAGTGCGACTGCCCAGAGACAATCGGCACGTCGTCGAGCCTGCGAATCCACGCTCCTGAAACCGTACAAAACTCCCGAACCGTAGCAGCTAGAGCCTGTTTTGACGCCTGCTGAGTCAAACCGGGCATCATCACACCCAGCTCATCAGCCCATAAGGCGGTGCTTACAAAGGCCATTATGCCCCCTTTCCAACGAGTTTTTGTGAGAATCGCGTTAAGAGGCCCGCCGCGCGCCCATCTACGGCGTACTCATCATCCTCCATACCAATCGTCCCCGCGATGTGGTCGACCACAGCGGTGAAGTATTGGGGGTCCAAAGGGAAGGGAGTTAAATCGGTCAGGTCTTGCGCGGTGTAAAGCGGAACAGCATCCCAGAGAGACGCGTCGGTGCCTTGCAGGAAAATGTCAGGACGGAGCTTGCGGGCATCAGCTATCGCGGCGTTGAAGTACCCTACCAACTTGTCGTCAGAGTGACGGTACGCCGCCTCACGCGTATCTTGAATTGTTTGGCGAGCGTGCGTTATCGCATCAGCTATCGTCCAACTCATCTATAAGCCCATCCACATCCAAGTCTAATTCGGTCTGTTTGGGCGGAGTATCCTTGGCCGTTGCCTTGGGCTTCGCTGTACGTCGCCTGCGTTTCTTAGGCGGCGTGTCTTCAATTACTTCGTAATCCTGTGTATTTGCAGCCATCGTCGGGTCGTAGCCAAACATAACCCCAGTATGACGGCTCTTCAGCATCTTGGCCATATAACCCCTCAGAGGCTTCGGGGGCCGAAGCCCCCGCTCGCGTTATACCGGCTGAACAACAGCGGCGGCTACTGCGGTGCCGTCAGTGACCTTGCGGCCATAGACTTGCAATCCACGCAGATAGGTGCCGAAAGTGCTCTCACCGCGCAGCGTCTCAACCTTGGTGAGCTGAGAGGCGAAGGTGATGCCGTGGCTGTGGCCAGCGTAGACATAACTCTCAGTGGCGACACCGGGGTTAGGCAGCAGGTTAGACATGTAGACAGTGAACCTGTCGATCATGCCCAGACGACCGTTGCGGAGCATGGAGACGGTGTCACCTACCAGTGACGCGTCACGCAGTTCCGAGCGCTTGATCATCGCTGCAACCCACGCGGGGATAACCAACCAACGTCCAGTTTCAGGGATGTTCTGCTCATCCAGAGCCTGACCCAGACGGGTAATGACGTCGATGATCTCAGTCTCACCAGCCGCCGGTGCACGTGCAGTGACCTGCAACGGAGAAGTGGTGACGCCCAAGTTGATGTTGCCAGAGATGCGACCCGCAGCGGCACCGACATTATCCGCGTCGATGTCAGCAGGAATAGCGGCCAAGACCTCAGTGTCGATCTTGATCTTCATCTGCTCAGAGGCATCGTCAGACCACATGCTCAGCATGTCGAGATCGGCCTGAACTTCCATAACATCATCAAGGATGGTGTTGAAGTAGAAGCCCTTGTCGATCATCAGCTCGACCATGTTGGAGCTGGGACGCTCAACGGCCAATGCTTGCTCAGCCTCATAGGCGTTGATAGTAATCGTCGGCTTGGTGCGGATGATTACCTTATCGCCTTGTGAGCTGATCTCACCTTCATAATCGGTGTTCGCGATAGCGGCCAAAACAGTCGCATCGTAGAACTTCTCGATCAGTTTGCCCGCCCAGATGGTCGGGATGAAAACACCGGAATAGGCCGGATTCGGGTTGGAAGAGCCGCTAGGATGCGGAGTTCCTGATACTGGATAAGCCATCGCTAATCTCCTGAAAGGTTACTGTATTCTGCCCTCATTCGCGGCGCGGATAATATCCGCCTCAATCCGGCGCTTCTCTTTTTCGCCTTCTCTACCACGATATTTTCCAGCCACAACCTTATCGTAGAAGTTCGATATCTGCTGTTGTGTCCAGATTTTTGCAGACCCTTCCTGAGCGCGTGCCGCTTTGGTTTCCCGTGCCATTCCCGGCGCAACCAGTGTCTCCATGTCCACCTTCGCTTTGCGAGGCGCTGCTAGAGGCTGAGTGTCTACGGGGGCCATAGCCGCGTTTTCATTCCGGTAGCCTTCGAAAAAAGCAATGGTTCGGGCTTCATCCCCTGCTTCGAAGGCTTTTAATAACAAGTCGTGTCGCCGCATTCCCGAGTACGCGTCATATTGACCCAACCATGCCAGAAACTCGTCTGACTGGTTGATCTCACGCCATCCCGGCATACGTGCGTCTAACGAGGATAGCAACCGCTCTTTAGCGGTCTGCTGTAGCCCCGATTGAACTCCGCCGACTTGATTGCGGAGTTGCTCGTTTTCCTTCTCCAGCCGCTGCACGACCGGGTCGTATTCCTGCTTCGCTACCCGACGAACGACGTCGATAAAGTCCTCGCCGTAGTCATCAATGTCAGCCTGTGTCACCAACTTGTTCTGGACAACTTCTGGAGCCGCTTGCGGGGCATGAGCTTGCTGCTCCTGCCGCTCACCCATCTTGACCATCAGGTCACGCAGGTCGCGAATCTCGTTGTTCAAACGCGGAATTTCAGCGTTGTACTTGCCTTGCAGCGTCTTATACCGCTGCTCCCAGTCGGTTTCCTCTTTCTGAATTGGTGCAGGCGCTGCGGCTTCAGGAGACGCGGTAACTACTTCCTCCGTGGCCGCAGGCGGCTCAACCTGTTCGGTTGTGGCCTGCTCTGACTCGGCAGACGGCTCCGCAGCGGGAGTTTCGTCTGGTTTATCTTCCGAATAGACTTCAGCGTGAAGTTTATTCGCGTCTTCGATTTGTTTCTTGGCAGCGGCTGGTAATCCCATAGTATCGCTAGTCCCGTGGCGTCCTGTACTGTTTTAACATGTCCCCAGAGGTGGCTATTGCCGTAATCAGCCGGGTGACTGCTTGTGTGCGTCCCTGTCGCCTCGCCAGCTCAGTGGCGTCGCAATCTGCTTCGACTAGCTGCTGATTCAACAGTTCTGCGTATTTACCTAGAAAGCCGTAAAACCGCCCGAAGTCGTCGTTAGACATCAACCTCTGTATGGCTTCCAGCTCATTGTGGTCTGGTTTCAGGGCACAGGGCTCCTTATCGTCCGTAACGGCGAATCATACATGCCCTTTCTGGATTTCTCCATATTGGCCGCTGACTTGCCGTAATCATTGTTCATCCGCTGGCGCGCTCTGACCTCTTGAGACTTACCCAAGAGCGGTCGCGAGAAGTACGGGTTTCCGTACGTTTCGCTCATCGCGTGCCTACCGTGTTTGCCAGTATTTCGCTTCATATCAGCCTCCCTGATGGACGACCGTACCGAAGCCACCTTGACGGTTCTTCTTGGGGTAGGTCTTGGGCGAAGCGCCGCCACCGCCACCACCACAGTGAAGCGTCTTGGACTTATCACCGTTATAGGTCGTGGAAGATGGCCCACCACCGGGGTAGGTATTGTCTTTGTGCTCCGGCCAGTCGGAGGTGTGCGTCTCGCCCACCTTCGCGCTGGGGTGCTTCCCATTCTTGGGATATCGGACGCCTTTCTCACTCATTTCCGCAGTCCTCGGTTCGCCCAGCCCTTGATGCCGTGGCTGGAGGTGCCGTAGTCGTTCGGCTTACAGCCAAACTTACCACTCACAATGCTGCCGTTCACAGCCGGACGCCCCGCAGCCAAAGTGCTACGCCCGCCAGTGCCGTCACTGACATTCTTCGGTTGGCCGAAGCGCTTCGCCAGTGTGCTGTTCTGTTTCGCCATTTTGGCGGCGTTTGAGTCAGATGGTCGCATATCTCTACTCCTATGCGTTAGTTCTGTGCATATTATCAAACTCTTCCGCCATGCGCGCCTGTCCACGCGGCGACTGGGCCTGATCTCCTTGTGCCTGAGCGGCTGCTTGCTGTTGTTGTGCCATCGCCTGTTGGCGCGTCGCCAATTCCTGAGAGGTCGGCACAATCTTCTCATACGGCAAGCCTACACCATCCATCACTGAACGTAGTAGTGAAGCTCTGCCATCAGGCCCAATAATCTCCATATCTATCGGATTCGCCGTCATTTGCAGCATTTCGAGCTGCCTCATGCGGTCAGTTTCTTTCGCAGCTGCGACAGTAACGCCCTTAACGACGATCTTCTCGTCGCCACGCAGCATACCAGTATCGTCAGTCACCATTGTCATGATGTAGGCGTCTTGGAGAACTGGATTCATTATCTCGGTGTCAATAAAGGCCGCGATGTTCAGAAGTACCTTAGAGGCATTGTTCATGAGCATCGACAGACCGGAGGCCGTAGAGGCAGCACCGCCCA